TTCCGGATTCGTGCGGATGCATGACCGGCCCTTTGATGGAGAAGCTTGTGGAGGGGGTTCGTCGACCTAGACGTCAACTCCCCGTCGGTTACCTGCGATTTGTTGCCCAGCAAACGTCCCGCCTTTTCTCGAAAGGGTGGGATCTGGGCTACGAGGAGCAGGTTCTCCTCACATCTCCGCCGCTTAGTGCGACAACCGATTCGACTCGCTCCGAGGGAGGCGCATTAGGTACCGGGATTGATCACAGTTGTTTCCTCACGGAAGCCCTCTGTGGTCCCTCCCGACCTGATCGCCCGGCCCCGGAAGCCGAATTGATTGTCGTCCAGTCAGCTGGGAAGCCTCGTCCTCTGACGAAGTTCTCATCCGACGAGCTTCTCCTCCGACCGCTCCACAAGACAATTTATAACCACCTTTCGAGGTACAAGTGGTTGTCTCGAGGCGACGTGTCGAATGAAGGGCTTGCGAAAGCGGGGTTCCACCAAGGGAAGGGTATCCTCACATCAGGCGACTACGCTTCGGCTACCGACAATTTGTCGATCGAAGTCGCAGAAGTGATCCTGGGTACTATCCTTGCCTCTTCCACTGTTCTTCCTGCTTCCGTCACTGAGAGAGCAATGCAGATTCTCCGGCCGATCCTTTATTGGGTCGACGGTCCGTCAAGTTGCCCTCTCTCGTCGAAGAAATACGTAGGTCGTCCTTCCATCGGACAGATGATGGGCTCTTACCTCTCTTTTCCTCTGCTTTGCCTGCAGAATCGTATTGCATACTTGTATGCGATGCGATGCTCAGGGCTTAGCTGGAAAGAGACGGTATCAGCCCCCTGTCTGATAAACGGGGATGACATACTATTTCAGTCGACGAAGGAAGCATCAGATGTGTGGATGGGGAAAGTCGGGGAGCTTGGGCTCGAGGTCGAGCAAACAAAGACTTCTGTGGACGGTGAGTACGGTTCTCTGAACAGTACTCTGTTACGTTTTGTAGGTGGCTACCTTCGGGTCGTGCCTACATTGCGTTTCGGCCGTCTACGGTCGTCTGAGTTTGTGAACTCGCTTGGCAGGGAGTTCTCCTTGTTTCTTTCAGGTGTCACCAGTAACCAGCGCTTCCGCGCCGGGTTGATCTGGTTCCGCTCAAAACTTCGCTCTTTGCGGTCAACTAGATTGACTCTTCATGAACTTGGTTTCCGAGGGACACTTGCCTGGAGACTTGGAGGACTCTTCAAGTTGGCTCTTTTCGATCCCGAGCCTGTTCTGGTTCCGCCTCC